AACATACGGGCAGTATCTTCATAATCAATTCTTTCTACGAGTAGGTCTTTGAGTTTTAACATATTAATAAATATAGACTATTCAGATTTTGAACTACTTACAAGATTATCTGAAACTTGTGCACTCAGCAGAGTTTGAAGTGTGAAATATAATGATGGGTTTCTTTTTAACAATTCTTTAAACTCCCTTTGTTTCCAAACTAAACATTCACACGGATGTTTTACAATACAAGTTGCAGTTGCTGATTTCTCTGTAAGGAATGACATCTCACCAACAAATTGTCCATCTTTTAATTGTGCCACCTTTTTACCATTTACTAATACATCTATTGTTCCATTGTATATCAATACTAAATCTGGAACAAGATGTGTTTGTCTTGTAATAAATTCATTAGGTTGAAATGTTTTCCAAATAGCAGCCTTACTAATTTTTAAATACTCTACTTGTGTTAAATCTTTAAATAGGGTTTCGTATAACTCATTATTCTTATCGTCCATGTGGACAGGTCGTTTTTCATATATGATAACAGCGATGTGATAAAGGTTTACAAGAACAAAGACAATGTTCCAATTGATTGCCAACCACATGGGTTGGTCTGGTATATAAAAATTATAAAATACTGAGAATAGACTTGCTAAAATTGAAAGTAGTCTAAGATATAGTATATCCTTTACAAGAAACGAAAATGCTATTAACCCAAATGCTAAATGTCCAGCTATCGTTGCGATGTTCATACATTAAAACACATCACCTGCTATCGCATTTGAAATAGCCTTTTTGATATCTTTATTATTAATATCTACAACACCATCCATATCGGCCTTCCAAACTTCTTTCTTTTTTCCGTTGTGAAATAATGCTAAAGATGGATAGTTTCGTATTCTAAGTTTTTTAATTACTTTTTTTGCATTTCCCGCATCAACTTCGATTATTTTACAACCTTCAAATCCACTAACTCCATCAAATAATTTCTTATCAAGTGTAGTCATTTGATAACCAGATGTAAATTTTATAAGAAAAAATCCCTTTGATATTGATTTCTTAAAATTATCATCATTGATAACTTCTACCTTTGGTTTTTTATCTTGACCATTTACAACATTACCACATAGTATAAATGCTAATCCCATGACACATAATGTTTTAAAAGTAATTTTAATTAATTTTCCATTATTCATAACTATTTATTCCTTTTCTTTGCAACTTCGACTCGTAAATCTGCTACGAGTTTCTCAAGTTCTTCAATCGTTTCTTCATATTCATCCAATTTATCATACACATCATCCATATCTTCTTGAAGTGAACCTACTTGGTCTTTATATTGTTCGTAAGATCTTGGCCAATTATATCCCTCTGGTCTTGATGGGTATTCCGCAGAATATAAACTTTCTAAACTCGGTAATTCTTTAGCTTCTTGTATTTCAGCTTGCAAGGCATACCACATACCAATCAATGAGGCTAATCCTGTTCCTGCAGCTACCATTGTTTGAACTGATAAAGTGAATTTAGTACCTAATACTTTTTCTTCACTAATTTCTGTTGGTTTATTCACTACTTCTTCCTTTACTTCTTCGTGATGTGTATCTAACATCGCGTCTGTTAAATCTTCTATTGTACAAAATCCTAATTCTACAAGTATTTCACCTATTTTTCTTTTATCACCCTTTACTTGTGCTTGAGCAGCTTTGGCAAGTTGTCGTTTGGTTACGATATCCGCATCCAATAACAATTCTCCCAATCTCTGTCCTTGTTTTGTTCTGGCTTGATCTGCCATTACTTTTCTCCGTGTTTTATACTACTTTCTTAATTATCACGAGTGATATCAAAATAAGTAGTATTAGCTTCATCTGTACTTATTCTTACATTTTCAAATTCCAATACACCTTCCATTACAGAATCAGTAAATGGATTATAAAAACTTCCTTCACATCTACCAGTTGCATATTGTCCTGATGAAATCATTTTCAACTCAGTAATAGATGCTTGTGCACCTATTGTGTAATCATAAGGTCCTACAATTTGTAACAATACTTCTTTATCATCTGTATGTGGGTTACTATAAAATCCTTCGTTAATTAAACTTGTGGTGTAGTTTGCTGCATCCCAATCAACAAAAATAAGTGCATAATGTTCATTTAATGCAAGAACTCTACCATCTTCTACTTGAAAATGTATTACGAAAATCTTTTTCGTTTTTTGTTCTACAATCCAAGTTCCGTCTGAACCAATTGAATCTATATAAGTATCTCTTGAACCATAAGTGGTTATTTGTTTGTATCTTTCTTCCACATTCACAACTTCACCATCAATCCACATATTGATTATTTGAGGTCCTATTTCTTCTATTCTATCATCACAACTGAATATAAATATAATACTCAGTAAAGTCAATACTTTTTTTAACATTTTTTTCCCTTTCTACTCGGTGTCTTTACAACACTCACATTCACATATCACTACACATGCACATGCTTCACATTCACATTCACAACAACATCCACATTCACATGCATACTCACATTGACAACCATTACATTCACAATCTCTCATAAGTTTTCTCCTAAAATCCCATAAATTGATAATTTATACCGAACTTAATATCGTATGCTGGTCTTTCCCAATAATTTAAATAACGACCTTCTGCGAACACACCTAAGTTATCTTTAATTTTTACACCAAAAATTGCTCCAAAATCATAATCGTGCCAATTATGCCACATCGCGTCTTTAAATTTAAATTCATTTGGTTCACCACCTTCTTCTAAATGAGTTTGGTAATGTGCTCCGTTATGATATGAATATTTATCGTGTCCAAAGTGGTAAGGTAACCAATTACCCCAAGCATGTAACCACCAATAATCATCATAATGATAAAAATCAGCTCCCAATACTATTGAAGTTTCTCTTTGATATCCTATTTCTTGTTTGACACCACCAATATACTTTTCTAACATTCTTGGAAAGTGATATAAGAAATATTCTCTATCTGTATATGCAAATATTTTACCATTCTCATCTCTCCACAGCCAATCAACACCGACAAATCTACCATCATCATTCCAAAAAGGACCACCACCTTCAATCGGTCTTAACTCACCAGTTTCAGGATCTATTTCATATAGTTGAATATCTCGGTCACCATTTAAATGATAATCTTCTGTAAACCAAGCATTATCATCAATACCAAAGGCATCTTCTGCGAAATTCCACCATTGTCCTTTGTACCAAGTCGTATCCAATACCATAGCATCAAATCCATAAACAGGATGTTGTCTATGTTTTACACCAATACTTAAATTTATTTTGTCATCTAAAACAGGTGGTGTCCATTTAAATCTTAATTCACCTTGACCATATTCAAGTTCTTCTAATCCTAACTCCGTCCAACCTATTTTAGCCATCCACCAATCACTTGTGTATCTTACCCAATACTCTTGATTTAAATATTCGTTACCCCATTGTCTACCTTCTGACCATTTAATTAGATATTCCCATCCTTGAACAGGACCAAATGTAGCACTTTCATTAGCATTAGATTCTGAACCATCATACCAAGTTCCACCAACTCCAGCATTCTTAACACCTCGTTTTGGTTCATAATTAAATCTACCAATTTTTCTTAATCCAAATGATGTTTGAAAATCAGGTTTTAATTCTCTTTCGGTTCTACCGACTTGTAATTGTCCTGTACTCAACCCACCTATAATAGCAAACCTATCATCTTGGTGTCTTGGTGCATTCAAACTGAAACTTGCGTATGCAGTCGAATACTTAAAAAATTTCCAAAGTTCATTTTCGGCTGATAATAAATTTACACTAATTAACAGACCAATCAATATTTTTTTCATTTATATCTCCATATTGCTAGCGTTACTTAACAATTATAAATATCACAATACTATTTTTTTGAATATTTAGATAAATCAAGATTAGCTAATGGTTTTTCTATTTTCAAATCTTTCAACTTTGAATTTGCCACTACCAACTTTGAACCACCGACAACTTTACCCTCAACTATATGATAGATAAAGAATACGGTTTTCCACATACTCACTCTTACTATTCTTCCTGGTTCTCCATCAACTTCTACGACATCATCTTCGTTGTAATCATTACCCAAAAAGACCATGAAACCATCTACTGCCTCTCTTATGGTATTTTGAAAGATGAGTGTTATTACACCCACAATAAATAACCAACCATATTGTCCTATCAACCCTTCGACAAGACCTTGTGTTTGGTTGTCCACGATTATTCTCCTATTTTAGTTTTTCTTTCTTCCTTTATTTCCTTTACCTCCGTGATGTCGACCTTTACCACCCCCCTCTCCGTCTCTACGAGTTTTAGGTTTGGTATATTCACCACTTTTTCTACCTTTACTTGTACCACCCCAAGTTCTTAATGGAACATCAGTTCCTCTTTGAGTGCGGTATCCATAATGATAATTATTTGGTGTGTGCCACCAATAGTCATTAAACAAAGAATATCCATATCTTCTACCAAAATATCTATCTTGATAAATTATATAATATTCTGTACTAACTTTAGTGGAATCATTTGGGTAGATTGGTTTAGCACTATCTAATGCATCTGAAATACCAATACCCAATACAATACCTACTAATAATTCGAGTAATCCTATCATATTACTCCTTTCTGAGACTTTCAGTCTCTTTTATTCTATAATAAATATTATATATATGGCGAATTAGACATCAAATCGTAAAACAAATGACATATCTAAATCTGGTTCATTTCTTATAGGTCTTGATGTTTTTCCAATCACCAATAGTTCATTATTTTCGTTGTAGAGACCTATTGTTGTTACATAGGGTGCAAACTGAGAATGAGTTACAAAAGAATTTACAAATTCAGTTGCCTCATAAGAACTATTAAACGAACCGCTTCCTGCGGCTGCAGATGGATTATCTCCTGGTGGAAAAAGAGAGTGAGGACTTGCCCCTTCTTTTACGGTTATACTACCACTCCTTTGGTGTGTAACACTTATATTTTTTGAATTACTGAATCTACCTGCTGGTGCAATTACAGTATATTCGTGTTGATAAATTGTATGAGTTGCTCTATAATCTATTTCAAATCCGTCTGTACCTGATCCTAAAAATGCATTTACATAACTTGAACCTGTATTTGTCATTACTACCATTCCAGTATCATAAAATACATTACCGACAACACTACCACTACCTTGTGCTGTTATACCAACACCCGTATCGAAACTTGCTGACCTATGTGATGCATATGATGAACTAAATGCAAAATCATATAAATTACCATCTCCGTCATCTCTTATATCTAAAGTTATATCTTTAGAATCATCAAGTATTTTTACAGAACCAGGTTTTATTCTTTCACCGATTAAAGATTGTGGTAACGAAATTACTGAACATCTGTCGTGTAATTCTCTATTCATTTTGTTTCTATTAGAGGGACCCCAACTCAGATATGGTTGTGGTTGTTCATTCATGTGTGGTAATTTTGGATTACCACTAAATTTTTCATAATACAAATGATTAATGCTATAATATAATGGTAGTTCGTAATATGTTCCAAGGCTATACCAAGTAGATTTTGGTTTGTCCATACTTTCAGATATGGAATTATAAACACCAAAGCTCTGAGAATTTGCAGAACCTGTCATGAAATTATGAAAACTTCCACTAACTCCTTTTAAAGCATAAACTCCACTACCTGTATCGGCAGTCCTAAATTGAAATCGTTTATGGACTTTGAATGGTTCTACTGAAACGTCTTGCGGATGGACATTTCCTAACATATGTTTTGCTCCTTATCTATTAGAAATCTAACTTTACTTTGATAAGAGCTTCCCTTGAAAAAGATTTAAGAACGGGTTTACTCAACTTGGCTACTGCTAAAAGTTCGTTAGAATCATTATAAAGACCTACGGTTGTAATGTACGACTTTGGATCTTTAAAGTATGTAGGTTGAGTAAATTCACCAGTTGAACCTGTGAAGAATGTTGGATTGTTAGAAAAGTTAAATTCTTTGTTTCCTGCTCGACAGAAATAATGTGTCGATGATATTCTTTCTTCTCTACGGGCTTGGAATTTACCACCACCTTCTATCATAGAGAAAAATTTACTAACATTACCACCTTCGGTATTTGAACCTGTAACTGTTGCTATACCACCTGACGCATGTAGTATGTCAGCGTTCAGTACGATGAGTCCTAAATCAGGATAGAATAATCCGTATCCACCACCCGGTTGAGATGCTGCTGCTAAATTGGTAGCTGCTGTTCCAGTGGATATTGAACCACTAACAACATTAAATACTCGACCACCAACTCCTGTGGTTGGATTGGTTGTTGCTCCACTATCGTCAATTAACTTAATAAGTGAATCGGTACCTGGTAGCAGTGCTACATCACTACCACTTAAATGTAGTTCCCAATTTCCTGGATCTACTTTTTCTCTCATACGAGCTCTTCGTAAAGATAATGCGTAAAAATGTTTTGAAGTTACATCACCACCATATGTAAATTTTTCTACATTAGGTCCTAATAGTAAATTAACAAATTGTGCGTGTATCGCAGCTGATGCTCTATTACCAGTCGCGGCTCCCGCAGTTCCTAAAGAACCACTTCCGTGTATATGACCATAAGTTATCGAAAACTGAACTTCTCTTTCAGTATCGGTATGGTCTGTTTTATATACATCGTAAAAATACTTTCCAGTACTTGAACTTTGTGCGGATTGAGTATAGAAGGCCGTTAAAGTATTCGCTCCTGTACTCCATATTCCTGATGAGATTACGCTTTTAATGTTTTTTACTATATCGTTATCATCATTAAATGCTTTATATGCGCCTGATAATGCCATTTCTAACTCCTTGTATAATTCTTTAGATTGAACCCGCTGCTGATGCCGGACTTCCTAATTGTGTTTTGTTGACCGAAACAGTTACCGTAGTTGTTGCTCCTGTCTGATTACCCACGATAGTCAATTGTGTTGATTTCTTCGTAGGTGTAGTAAATGTTTGTGGTAATATTTTTGCTGATAAACCAGTTGTATTCTGACTCTGTGTTAATTCATCACCACTTAAAGCGACTGGAATTAATGGTGCAGAAGGACTTGGTGCTGCTTGATTTACTTCAAGTTTAGCTACCGATGTATCGTGTATGATAAATGTATACCCTTGTTCTGCATCTGTTGAGTTTAATGTTCCTGGTGCAACAATTTCTGCACTTGCTAGTCCCGAAGTAAAGTTTAGTGAACTAATAGAAACATCAAGTATTGGTAATCTTGAAGTTTCCTTTGGTAAGGTAACAAGTTTATATTTTAATACTTGTGTTTCATCTGGTACAGGTTCTAATATTGGCATGTTTTCAATAACAGCTCCATAAAAATTAGTTCCGTTTGGATGCGATGTATCCCATAGACGATAATCAACCTCATCATCTGCTAATGCGAATTTTGTTACTTTAAATTCGTTTCTACCTCTAGCTAATAATTCTCTACCTCTTTTGGTTAGAATAGCATCGATTGTAATCGTTGTGTTGTTTAGAAATCCCATTTTTGTCTCCTAAATAAAGATAATTTATTGTTTTTGTTCTTTTAAACTGGAGTTTAAATATAATCGTGAATAAAACTTTCTCAACTATAAATATATCAAACTCTAATTTTTCGTATTTTTACTTTACTTTTAACTTAGATTCTCCAGGTTCCTGTGTTACCAATGTTGTTGGTGAAGTTACAGTTATAGAAACTGGAGGTTCTTTGTCCGTAGTAGTATATTTTGTTTGCTGACATCCTAAGTATGCCAATCTAAAGTATGAATTATCATATCCCACACTTTGTATTTCACTTCTATGAAAAGAAGAAGAATGAAAATTATTTTTCTGTGAATCAAAAGTATATCCGTGATCCTTTAAGGCATCTCTTGAAGATGTATAGAAGAACCTATACTCATAATTATGTTCAGATATTCTTGAACCTGTTATTGTAGGTTGTAATGCTTCCTCAAATACATGAGCAGGACCACCTACTGTGATATCATATATTTTATATCCATAATCCGAGTTGATTGACTGAGTTAAGATATATTTAGATGGTTCGTGAAATGAACTTGTAATTGTACCTTCGTATGAATCAAACGAACCACTTGGGTTGATGTAACTCGACATACTTATCGCACTTCGATAAACTGGATATGAACCACTTATGGTAACTGCATATCCTGACATTGAAACTGCATATGCTTCAGGAACGGCTGATGAAGAATATGTTAATGCGTTTGCATCTCCTTCAATATACAAATCATCAAAATTAGGTGGTTCACCTACAACTTCTTTCTTTCTCTCAAGTATATTTGGTTCAATTAATAAACCAACATTTGCTCTGGCCCTTGCAGGTACAAATGACCTTAGTTGTTCAAATAAAGAAGTATCATAATATTTTATTAATCTTATATAATCCCAAAAATTATTTGGTGATAAGTACTTTTGCCAATATTGTAATCCTATATCTTCGAGTTGTCTATATCTTAATTTATATTGGTCACGAGGATCACCTATGTATTGGTCAAAATCTAAGTCTGCTATAGAACGAATAATATCTTCATTAATTACATCAGTTGGTGAAAAATAAATTCCCAACTTATTACTATCTAAAGCTGCAGTATCGTATGCACTTAATTCAACTCGTTTGTTATGACTTAAATTACCATAAACTAATTTACTATTTTCTAATCTAATCTTATTTGATACTCGTCTATTTGGGCCTAAGTTAGGAATTCTCATCTGTTCTTCGTCTACAACTGAACGGAAATGTGGTAATGTACCAGATGTATATCCTTGTGCACTTCCTGACTGAATATAAGATTGGTCTGCACTTGTATCACGAATATCACCATCACTATTCAATGCTTTATTATCATCAAACGAATATCGTAATACTAAATCTGTCCAAGATGCAGATGGGTGATTTCCATTAAATGATTTTGGTGACCTTACATGATTATCAAAGTTAGATTCAGATAAAGCTGTGTTCCAATAACGAAATTCCATCATAGAACCAGTCATCTGATTACCAAACGAATTATCAGGTGCCCCACCAATATAAGCAGTTTCGTTTCCTGTAAACGAACCATTCCACGATGAACTAACCGCACCATTTACAATCATAGTTTCATCAGAATCTAAATAAATTTTACTCCTACCCTCGTCATACTTCTTAACCATCAATCTGTATTGTATTCTTTGAGATGTGGTATCAACACTTAATTGTGCACCACTTGAAGATACACGAGTTAATGCTACAGAATAAAATTCTCCGTCATGAACAGGAAGTGATGATGAAGAAAGTTCGGCATAACCTTTACTTGAATCCGAACCATGTGCAAGTCTGAATGCGACGTGTCCATAATTATCACTTGATGAGTTCGTATCTTCCTTTATACCTATAGCGAATCCACCAGGATTTGCCCCTGCCTGTAATAATGTTTGAAACGAACCACTTGCTGCTTGAGAACGAAATCTAAATTCTATTGTATCAGGTTTTCTACCACTATTGGTATCGTTTGCCCAAGTTGTCAATACATATTGTTCACCTTTAAAATCTAATGCCTTAGTAAAATTTTTATCTATAAAATATGATGGCTGTGCATCAGGTGCTGGATCGGGTCCTCCATACTCCTTAACTCTTAATATTGTTGATGGTATACCATAACAACTTATTAATCCTTTAAACGACCTCAGAGTTCCTCTTGTCTTTAAAAAGAATGGCATATTGTTTATCATTCTTTTCCAAATTTCTCTCGATATATCTTTTTGTGCTACAGAAGAATGTTGGCTAAAAACACTAGCATCAGAACCAGTAGCCTCTTGACCAAGATATAATTTTGGAAGTTCAATTAAATCTTGTCCGTCATTTAAATAAAACCCTAATGACCTACCAACTGCATAAATTAAATCTTTAGATAGTCCCTCATTTAATGGTTGTCGTCTATCATATATTTGTGGTATCTGTTCTATGTATGACCATATACCATCAAAGTGCTCTCCAGCCATATTAATAAAAGTGTGAAACGCTACATTTCTATTATCATTTGTAATGTGGTCTGGTATATTAGTCAATAATCTATTTCTATTATTTCTATCAAAAAGGGATGCTGATGTTATTTGTTCATTATACCAAGATGTTGCCTTAGATGATGTAACTGGATATAAACTATATGCGTTTAATTTAGTTCCACTTCCACCATTCTTTGGCCAAGTATTGTCAAAAAATTCTCCAAGAGAACTTGATATATAAGATGAAGATTGAAAATACATATAGTTTTCAAAAGGTGTAAATTCATTTTTAATTTTTTTAACTTTTGTTGATAAACTTGAAGTTTGTGTATATGTTAATGAGCCAGATATACCAAATAAACTTTTACTCTGACTTTCAAATAATTCAATTTTTTGTAATTTAGTTTTAAAATTTACAAGTCTATCTTCAATCGAACTAAAATGAACAAAGTTATCCCATCTTCTATAATCTATTCCTGAAAGTTCTATGCTATCCATAAAACTACCACTTATAATTTCATTTTCAATCTGTTCTTTTATGTTAGAATCACTCGTAACTAATTCATCATAATTTTTAAATTTAGTATCACGAGGACTAAAATAACTTGATTGATGAGTTTCATTATCCCACTTAGGGTTTCTCAATAATACAGCATCTATATCTTCTTCTACAAAATCTACCAACTCGACCGTTTCAGTATAAGGTGATGCCATCTCCTTAACCACATATGTTAAATCACCCTTTTCTATTCCATCAGGTAATGGTTCATATAATTTATAAACTAATGAGTTAGGATATTCTTTATAATTTTCAGTATCCTTTGAAAAATTAATTGTTAAACTTTGTTTATCTCCATCAAATTGTAGATATGTGTATAAATCTTTATCCTTTGGAAATAAAACTTTCCAAGATGGATGGGTAGGGTGAAAATTCTTTTGGTTATCTATTTCTGATGAAGCTTCCGCCCAAGTTTTATCAACCGTAATAGTTACAGGATTTAAAACATCTGTTATATTTGCAACATAAGGTGCATAAATTGGTAAATTTTCATCACCATCACTAATATATCTTGGTTCTGCATCATCAAACATAATCCACATTCCTGGTGGATCTTTATATACCCAAAGATTACCATCTTCATCTATTACTTGTTGTCCAACAAATGCAGGTGGGATTGATAATCCATTAGAATCAAATCCAGGTTTTCCATCGTTTCCTGCACGGGCTACAGATGTTGCCCCTTGTATATCAAGCCCAAGATTTGCGAAATTCTCCTCATCAGATAAACTGGCATCAAAATCTAAATCAAGACCACCATCTGGCTCTCGATTCTTTTTTAACATAAATGCCACACCAGCTATTGCAGCTATAGCTAAAGCTCCGAGTGCTAATGCAGGTAATAATCCTTTAAGTTTATCAAATAATCCTGGCCCGTCTGGTGCTGAAGCTGACGCTGCTGGTTTTCCTGGTCCTCCACCAGCTCCCTCTGCAGGATTGACTTCCACTCCATCACCACATGCCCCCATTCGAGGAATTGTAGTTTGATGTGTTCCACCCCAATATATGATTCGTTTATTTTTCATTAGAATGGTATCCCAACTTGAGCTGTGGTGGACTTATCATTATTCATTATAAAAGTTCTTGGATTTGAGTACCTAACATTTTGACCACCAGTTGTCCAATTTATAAAATCATATTCTTGAGGTGGATATGATTCTACAACCACCTGAACCTCAACACTTGTACCTGCCTCAAACATTTGACTGGAGTAGTAAGAATTTACTGGCTGTCCATTTACTAACCAACTTGCATCTAACGATGTACCTTGATTATCATCATCATCATCATTATATGGTAATTGTTCTACATTTCCTCCCAAAAATGCCTCTAAGTTAAGTTCTAAGGTGTACATTTCATTTGATTCAGAACTATCATCGGAATCACTATCATCAGTTTCTTCTTC